GGACCTGTCCGGTGCCTTGAACGCACCGGCGGACAGCGGTGAAATTGTCGGCACGATCGATCAAGCGATGTCTGCCAACCAAGGGGAAAGGCCGTTCGGTCGTGGTATCAAGATGGAAGCCCAGGCCAACCCGCTGCACCTCTGCACCCGCCCGAAGGCCGTCAAGAAACTGACGGTGTAATATGGGCGCATCCGTTTTTCAACGGATGCACGAGCGCCTGCTCTCTCGATTGGGGGAGCAGGCGCTGTTGCGTTCGGTCGTGCCGTGCGCCGTCAACATCGAGTATGGCGTCGTCATCAATTACGAAACGGGCGAAGACAAATTCGCCATGAGCGAATTCGCCGCCACGGTTGACGTCGCCAACATCCAGAACATCCACGCCCCGAAACCAGGCGACGCCCTGACTGTCGGCGCAAAGAACTACGTCATCGACGCCATCGCGTCCAACAACGGTTTCATGTCGCGCTGCGTTTTGGTTAGTGCGTAATGTCCACCCGCATTTCGGTCGATGTTTCCGACCTGTTTCCGCTGGCCGCCGACCTGGAAAACGTCGCTGACGTAATCAAGAGTGGCGCGGCGCGGGGGGTCAACATCGTTGCGGAATACGCTCGCAAGGAAACCGTTTCCCGAATCACGTCAATGGTAAATTTGACCGAAACATATGTTGCGGAACGCCTGTTCGTCGCACAACAGGCGACGCCGGGCGACCTGACCGCACAAATAGCCGCCCCGTTACGCGGCGTGTTTGTTGACCGCTACGCCGGCATACAAAAGTCGCAGGCGAACGTGTGGACGGCAGCGATGTACGCCGCGAAGTTCGGCAGTCTCGACACCCCGCGCCGCCCGAAGACGGGCGCACCTTTGATGCCTTGGACACCCCGCACCGGCGACCATTTCCGTGGCCGAAATATCCCGATAGGCAAAAAGGCGGCAGGCATCCAGGTACGCATCTTGGCAGGGGGCACTATTAAGACAATTTCCTCCGCCTTCTTTCTTCCACTGCGCGAAGGAAAAACACTCGGCGAAGGTAGGGGAGCGTTCCGGCGACCTAAAGGTGGTGGCAAACCTGAAGCCCTTAAATCCTTGTCCGTCGACCAAATGTCGAAAATCGTGTGGCGCAAAGCGGAAACAGAGTTTTCCGAAAGATTAGGCAAAACAGTAGCCGACGAGGTTATGGCCGGTATTGAAAAGGAATTGAAGACATGAGCGTCGCAAACGACATCGCCCTTGCCCTTGCGGCGCGGGTAGCCACCATCCAAATTGCCAACGGTTGCGAAACCGACATCGGCGTAAAGGTGCTTCGCGGGCGCAAACGCCTGGACGAGAAACACCTGCCGTGCATCGTCATTATCGAACGTGACGATCAGGTGTTGGACACCCGCATCGCGCAAGTGAAGTTGTCGCAACCCTTCGTGATTGAAGGCCACATGAAATGCGACCTCGACAACCCGAACGACACGGCCCACAAGATCATCGCCGACATCAAGCGCGCGATTTTCAAAGACCGGCTGACGTATGGCGCCGACCAACAACTGCTCCCTGTGAAGTACGTCGGCCGGTCGATCGCACCCAGGGAGGACGGCATCGACGTTGTTTCGGCCGCCGTCGAGATTAGCGTCGAGTACGTCGAACAGTTGGCCAATCCGTAAACTAACGCACAGTATCGCGGCCTTCCGTGCGTAGGTAGATTGCAGACTCAAGACGTATTCGTACGCCTGGTTTTCTGACGATTCAATACGCGCCCCTTCGTGCGGCGCAACCCGCATAGGAGTAGCAACAGTGAGTTAACGTAGATTCCTTGGCGCCGGCGATTTGTACGCGCGCGTGTATAACCCTGTCAGCGGCGCATTCGACCAGTGGACGGGTCCGTTTGAGTCCAGCAAGTTTGAAATCAAACCGAACTCCGACCTGAAAGAAATGGTTTCGCGCGGCCGCACCACTTACGGTCAAGTCATCGAGTCCGTTCCGCTGCCGAAGCCGGCCGACCTGTCCGTGACGTTCTCGGAAGTGAACAAGGATTCCATCGCAATGGCCCTGTTCGGCACGGCCGCCGTTCTGAACCAAGGCTCGGGCACCGTCACCGACGAGGTTGTGGTTGCCTCCCACGGCAAGTGGGTCAAACTGGCCCAAGGCAATATCGCCACCGCCGGGTTCGTGGTAAGCCATACCTCCGGCACACCGAACTACACTCTCGGCACCGACTACGAGGTTAACTACCGTATCGGTATGCTCCGCATCCTCTCTACGGGCGCCATCGCCGACGCGGCCAGCTTGAAGGTCGACTACACCTACAACGCTATTTCCGGCACCCGCGTTTCTGGCGGTACGCAGACCCAGGTTCGCGCACAGTTCAAGTTGGACGGTGTCAACTTCGCCGACCAACTGCCGGTCATCGTCGATGTGTGGGAAGCCGTTCTCACGCCGGACTCCGCTTTCGACTTCCTGCAGAACGACTTCGCCGAAGTCGCGCTGAAAGGTCGCCTCAAGACCCCGGCCGGCAAAACGGAACCCTTCACGGTTGATCTGCGCTCCGCTGCCTAACACCCCCGGCGTCTAGTGCGCAAGGCGGCCCCCATTTCGGGTGAGCCGCCTTTTTTACATAGGATTTGAAAATGGCCGCGCAATCGAACCGCACAGTTACCCTTACCCTCAACGCGAATACCACCGGAACGGAAGGTATCGTTGACCTTTCCAAAGAACTGGAAAAGATGGCGAAAAAGGGAGGCGACGCCGCCCCCGAACTCGACCGGCTAAGTAAGGAACTCGACGCGATTGCGAAGCAGCAAGACTCGGTCAACGCGATGGAAGCGTTGCAGAAGTCCATTGCGACCGCAACGGCGGAAATGAAAACCGCCAAGGCCGCTTGGGACAGCCACAAGGCATCCCTTGAGGCGTTGAAAGTCACGTTGCAGCAGGCCGCCGCTGCGGAAGAACAACAGGCCGCGAAAGTGCGCGCCGCAACTGCCTCCCGGCAAGCCAGCAACGAAAGCTACAAGGCCGCGAAGATTGCGCTGGATTCGTTCGTCGCGGGTATCGGTGGTGCCAAACGGGTTACACAGGAAAACAAAGATCAGTACGACGCCTTGAAACAGGCCGTCCGCGACACGGGTGTGGAACTGTCGACCGCAAAGTTGGCGGTCCTATCCCTGACACCCGAGTACGTCAAGTTGAAAGCGGCCACCTCGGAAGCCGCCACGGCGGTTCGGGAGCAGGAGAGCGAGTTGCGAAAGGCGGCCGCTACCGCGCAATCGACCTCGGCGGAATACAAAGACTTGAAAGACACTCTGGCGGACGTTCAAACGCACGCTGCGGGTTTGGGCGTCGACATCAAGAACCTGGCCGGTGAACAGAACCGCCTCAAGCAAACGACGACTCAACTGACCAACGCCGGCGCGGCGCTCAAGCAAAGTTTGTTGGCCCCCGGCGAGGCCGCACTGACCTCGGCGCAGAAGATTGAACGGGCCTTCTCCGGCACGGGCGTCGCCTCTGTGAACAAGTTGGAAGCGGAGATTCGCCAGATCAATGGCGCCTTGATGAAATTGGCGACTGACGCGACGATCACCGGCGACGAGTTCGACACGGCATTTGCCCGCGGGAAGAACCGCATAGCCGCGCTTGAGGCCGAACTGAAAAAAGCGGGAAACACGGCGGTCGATTCCGGCAACAGTTTCAAGAGCATGTTTGCGCAAGTCGCGCCCGCCACCCTGATTTTCAACGGGGTGTCGGCCGCCATTTCGGCTATCGGAAATGCCGCGTCGCAGATACCGCAAGTCGCCACGAAGTTCGATTCCGTCGAACGCACGCTGCGCGTCCTAACGGGGTCTGCCGCAAGCGCCCGCAAGGAAATGGCGTATTTGAATGAGGTAGCGAAAAAGTCCGGCCTCGACATCCTGCAACTGTCCCAATCCTACGGGAAGTTGTTGGCGGCTACCAAGGGTACCAACCTTGAGGGGGAACAAACCCGCCGGACGTTTGAAGCTATCTCCGGCGCGATGGGTGTACTTGGGGCATCAACCGACGAGGCGGCCGGGGCGGTACAGGCTTTGACCCAAATGATTTCCAAAGGGGTCGTGAGTCAGGAAGAAATGCGCCAGCAACTTGGGGAGCGACTCCCCGGCGCGCTGCAGGCCACCGCCTCAGAACTCGGCTTGACTACGGGCGAACTCAACGACCTTATCAACTCGGGGAAACTGCTATCCACCGACATAGTTCCAGCACTTACCCGCGCGCTGGAAAACTACTACAAGACGAGTGAGCGAAACGACTCCCTTGCGGGGCAATGGAATCGACTCACAACCGCGGTCAAACAGTCGGCAGCGGCGATTGGCGAAAGCGGCGTGCTGCAGGCCCTTATCAAAGTAGGCCACATAGCCGCAGGCACCATCGGTACCTTGGTCGAGGGGTTTCTGTTCGCAGGCAAGGCCGCACTTAGTGTCGGCGACGCTATCCGCACATGGGACGTGAACAAACTGGATTACGCAGCGGTCAAGGCGCAAGAATTAAAGGACCGATTGCGCGACTTGTACGGCGCCACCCAGGCCGGTGCAAAGTCAAATCTTGAGTTGGCCCAGGCGGCCGAAAAGGCGGGCCAAGCGTTTTTCGTGTCGACCGAAGGGATTCAACTGAATACCAAAGAGGTTTTGACCGCTTCAGATACCTTCCTGAAATTCTCGGTTGATAATGGGAAGGCCGCGGTGTCCGCGGAGAACTTCGCCACGGTCGCCCGAAAAGTGGCTGAAACGACGCGCGCTGCGGGGGAATCCAGCATTACGGCGGCCAATGCCCTGGGCGACGAAACCGACAAACGTAACGTCGCAACGCAAGTCGCAGAAGCCAACGCGGCCGCGCTAAACGGCGTTGTCGAAGCGGAACGCAAGGTGCTGGCCGTCATGCGGGAGCAGGCCAGACCCGTCCGTAGTCGCAGGCAGCCGGGCTCAGCGGCAGCGCTGATGTCTCAGGGCTTGCGAAGGCGCAGCCTGTGGGGGAGAAGGGGGGTGTGATGCGCCCGGTTGTGTCGATCGTGGTGGACGTCGCCTAGTGACCGCAAGGCGTCCACACCGGCTCACCCGACGGACGACGACGAGCCTGATGCTGTTCGCGGGGAGGTCGAACCCCGCCCTGGCGTCGGCGATCGCGGCTCGTCTCGGGATCGAGCTGGGCGATGTTCAGCTCGAGACGTTCGGCAACGGCGAGGTGTATTGCCGCTACGGGGAGTCGGTTCGTGGGGCGGACGTCTTCATCGTTCAGTCGGGCTCCCCTCCGGTGAACGACAACGTCCTCGAGCTGCTCGTGATGATCAACGCGGCGCGGCTTGCCTCGGCACGCCGGATCACTGCGGTGATGCCGCTCTTCCCGTACGCGCGGCAGGACAAGAAGTCGGCGGCGCGCGAGCCGATCAGCGCGCGCCTGCTCGCGGACGTGTTGCAGGCTGCCGGTACCGACCGCGTGCTGACGATGGATCTCCACGCAGG